TTTCGGATAATCTAGGAGAAGAATTTACTGGTGCCAGAAGTTTTGAAGTTATTACACAAAATGATTTTGTTCGTAACACCAAATCTGGTGTTTATGCTGGTAAACATATAGCCTTTGATCCTTTGACAAAAACAATACAAGAAAAACAACATACGTTTAAAGAAATGTATGATAATGGTGAACATGCAAATAAAAATCCAAATGTTTCTTTGATAAAAAATAGAGGCGGTTTATTTCAAACACAGATGTATGATTCCAGAATTGTGACTTATCCATTTTTTGGAAATAGAAGAAATAGTGACTTTATCAAAGAAAATAATCCAACATCGGTGTCATTGGATGAAGATACCGAAAATTATAAATTTCAACGTGAAGCCATTTTTCAAAATTTGTTTTCCAAACGTGTTAAATTAGTTTTACCAGGAAATTTTAATTTATCTTCTGGTTTTTGTATAGATTTAGATGTACCAAAAAGAAGTGTCTTGGCAGATGGTGAAAATCAATTCGATTCTTCTTTATATGGTAAATATTTAATTGTGGCCACACGACACATAATAAGACCAAACATGCATGAAGTTGTAATTGAAGCTGTAACCGATTCTTCAAATTATAGAGATAAAAATATTAATACTGTGTTTACAAGTACTGTTGACCAAGAGAAAGCGGCAAATTATTATGAATAATGATTACTATCAAAATTGGGTTGGTATTGTTGAAGACAGAAACGATCCATTAAAGTTACGTTGCAGAGTGCGTATTATTGGTGTGCATCCAATTAGTAAAGCACAAGTTCCAACTGAAGCTCTACCTTGGGCATCAATTTCTTGTCCACCATCTTCAATGTTGTCTCTGATGATGCCAAAAGAAGGCGACACTGTTGATGGTTACTTTATGCATGGTAATCCTGATTTTCCAGTCATTACTGGAGTTATTCACGGAATTAGATTAGAAGAACAAAATAACGAACTTGGTTTTAACGACCCACGAACACCAGAACTGATTGTCACATCACCAAGACCTGCAAAAGGTATTGTGTATGAACAAATTGGTGCGCCATCATTGCCTTATACTTCTTTGGAAGATGTAACGTTATTACAACAAACAACAATACATAAAGCAAATCAAAACAGACAACACGTTTGTGACATTGCTGGATTAATGAAACGTAATGCTGCTTTGGAAAGATTAAAGTTTTCGGAACTTGTGACAAAAATTCGTGAAGGCATCAAAGCTTTATTGAAAGCTTTAGGACTCACACCTAGTGGTGAAACGGTTTATTGGATTGAACAAGCAAAAATACTTGCTCGTGAGTTAAGCAATATTGCTAAATCTATATCTGAATTGGCAGACCTTGCAACCGTGATTGTTGATTTTGCAAAAAAAGTTAGAGCTATGATTGATTATATTAATGGTTTGCCTTCAAAACTGTATGCTTTGTTGAAACAATGTTTGTCCGAATTGGTTGCATCTTTGACTTCAGGTTTATCTGAATTATTTTCATTGGGTGGTACAACAGATTTTTCAGAAGCTATTGCAGCCTTCAATGATGTAAAGACAGCAGCTGGAGAAATTTATACTGCTGGATTAAAAGTTGTTGTGGCACCTGTTGCTGTAATTCAAGCATTAACTACTCCAGGTAGTTCAACTGATATTGCAGCTGCAGGAGAAACGTTGAATACATACCTATCCAGTGTGAACCCAACATCAACTACAACTGATATAACTAAATTTACAACTAATTAATATGGCAACAAAATCATCTGATGATTATTCGTGGACGGAACCCGAATCGCAGGCAAACGATGAAACGTTGCCAAAATACCCATACAACCATGCAACTATAACCGAATCTGGTCATAGTTTTGAGTTGGATGATACTCCAGGACGTGAGAGGATACGCCTCCAACACGGCGGCGCACAAACTGCTGGTAATGGTACTTTCTTTGAAATACAATCTGATGGAACAAGAATCAATAAGATTGTCGGTGATAATTATGAGATTATTGCCAAAGACAACAATGTTATTATTTCCGGTGTGTGTAATATTACAATAGAAGGAAATTCAATCGTACATGTTAAAGGTGACAAATATGAAAAAGTTGATGGTGATTATTACCTAGAAGTTGGTGGTAAATTGTCACAGACTGTTGCTGATACATCTTCAATAATATCGAATGGTGATATGACAGTTGGTTGTGGTGATCCAGCTACAGGTCGTATGAAACTTGCAACGGGTGACCATCTATACTTACAAGGTGACTTGGTCGTATCTGGTGCATTAAGTGCTGATATGATTACATCTCAAACTAAAGTTAATGCTGGTACAGGCATGAGAGCTGGTCCTTTAGGATTTGTAACACTACTGGGTGGTGTCGCTGCAGGATTAGATATTGCAATTCCAACTCAAGTTACTGCTACAACAAACATTTATGCTGGAGCTTCAGTGAATGCTCCTGTAGTTTTTGGTGGACAAGTAATTGATGTTCGTGGATCAATGGAAATGATGCGAATGGTGTTTAATTCACACATACACCCAACGTCAAAGGGACCAACCGGTACACCCTTTGCATTAATGTAATGAGGTATTATGGCAAGCGTATATGAAAGATTAAATTTTAGTTTTGATACAGGTAAGTTTGGAGATTCAATTAATCTTTCCGACAATACAAAGAACTATCTAAACACAGCACCGGTTAAACTTGAGACATGGCAAAAAGATGACTTGGCAAATGGTAGTATTGTCAGAACAGATTACTTTAAAAATCCAATGATTAACGTCACTGCAAGATTGAGTGACAATGTTAATACGATGAATCAAATTGTTCAAAGCATTGACACTTTTGACAATGGTTCTGGCACGGCGATGAAGGCCAATTTAACAAATTTGATTATTGAAATTAGAAACTATCTGAGTCATACAGCAAATATCTCTGGTGTCACGGAAGCAAGAGCTAATGTTTCTGAAACTTCCAATGTGGTTATTCATTTTCCAGACTACAACAAGGCAGTTAGTGCCGGTGAACAAATTTTGATGTTGACACACACCACAGATAATGTTGCAAATACAGTTCCACTTTTAGGTAACTTTACTAGTTTGTTTATCTCCGATGAAATTACTGCAAATGCCAACAATATTATTAATGACCTTGTGACAGTCAGAAATAGTGTTCGTACCGAAGTCGTTGGTGGAGAAACACCAACATCTTCAAATGTGTCCAATTTATCGGCAAATCTTATCACAACCATAACTGCAAATGTTGTGGCAGCTAATACATTATTGTCTACCAGAAGATTGCATGATTGGAACTTTTACAGGAATTCATTGAATATTTTGGAAGATTATAACAAAATCAACCAACTTGGACGAGTTGGTAATACACAAAAATATTTGATAAACAATCTGGTCGGTACAGACAAATACAAAAATAACGTTGGGTAACACAGATAAATAAGATATGGCCACAGTAATTTCATCTTCATCCAGACAATATAAAGATTTGGACCTTAACTTTTTGATACATCCAGTACGGAAAGATATCAATAAACATAAAGACGAAATGGCAGTTATCAATTCAATTAAGAATCTGATGATGACTAACCATTACGAAAGACCGTTTCAACCTGATTTGGGTTCTAACGTAAGACGCTTGCTTTTTGAAAACCTCGATAAGATTACCGCAATATCGATGGAAAGAGAGATTAGACAAGTTGTTGAGAACTATGAGCCAAGAGCACAGATTAAAACTTTGGATATCATACCTGATGTTGACAATAATGGTTTCAGTGTTCGTATGGAATTCTATATTATGAATATGACAGACCCCATAACAATTAATTTTTTCCTAGAACGAGTACGATAAATGGCAAATCGTTTAAGAGTAACCGAACTTGATTTTGATACAATCAAGACCAATCTAAAAACATTCCTCAAACAACAAACGGAGTTCTCCGATTATGATTTTGAGGGTGCTGGCTTAAGTGTTCTTTTGGATATTTTAGCATACAACACGCACTATAATGCGTACTACCTGAATATGGTTGCAAATGAAGGTTTCTTAGATACCGCATTATTGAGAAATTCGGTTGTGTCTCATGCTAAGAAACTTGGTTATACACCACGTTCAAATAAAGCAGCTAAAGCTGTGATTGATGTAACAATTAATGGTTCAACTTCTCAAGAAGATTACTTGACGATACCACGTGGATACACATTTATCAGTGGTCCCGTTGAAGGTAAAATTTACACATTTATTACTTTGCAAGACTACACTGTTTCGAAAACTGGAACAAACTTTGTGTACAATGATATTGAAATTTTTGAAGGTAAGTTACTTTCATATTCATACAATCATTCCGAAATTAGTAATCCTAAACAAATTTATGAAATACCTGATGCTAAAGTAGACACATCAACATTACGTGTTACTGTGCAACAAAGTTCTTCGAACACGGAAACTGTGGTTTATAATCCTGTAGATGATTCAATTTCATTGACTTCGGATTCTAAGACCTATTTTCTACAAGAAGGACAAGACGGTAAATATCAAATTTACTTTGGTGATAACATTGTTGGTAAGAAACTTCCTGATGGTGGTGTATTGACATTAAGTTATCTAATCAGCAATGGTGAAGATGCAAATAAGGCTGCAAACTTTACTGGCTCTGCAGCAATTAATTATTTAACCGGATTTACAATCAACACCGTTACTGTTGCTGCTGGTGGTCGAACACGTGAAACTGTTGATGAGATTCGATTTGCTGCACCACTACAATACATTTCACAGAATCGTGCTGTTACCAAAAACGACTATATCAAATTAATTCAACAGAAGTATCCACAGTTTGAGGCTGTAAACGTTTGGGGTGGAGAAGAAAATGACCCACCAGTTTATGGTAAAGTTTTTATATCAGCCAAACCTAAAGATGGTTTTGAGATAACTGATACCGAAAAAGATTTCTTCTTACAGAATGTTTTAAAACCAATTAGTGTGTTGACTGTTACACCACAGATTGTTGACGTTGACTATAATTATTTAAAAATGATTTCAACGGTATATTATGATCCAACAAAAACTGTATTGGATTTAAACACCTTAAAAACTAAAGTTAGAACATCAATTTTAGATTTTTGTGAAAGCAATTTAAATTCTTTTAATGCTTACTTTAGGTCTTCTGCTTTAAAAACGGCAATTGACTCCTGTGACATTTCTGTTATTTCAAACGAGTTGGAAGTTTTCATTGCCAAAAAGTTTAGACCAGACCTCTTAACAACTTCAAATTACATTTTAGATTTTGGTGTCGAACTGCAACGTGGTACAACAAATGACAACTTCTATACGAGTCCAAATTTCACAGTATTGGACGAAAATAATATTGTTAGGTCGGCTTTCATTGAAGAAGTTCCATCATCATACACTGGTGTTGAATCAATCACTGTTACCAATCCAGGTATTAATTACTCATCAACACCAACGATTACCATTTTAGGTGACGGCCAAGGCGCCAAGGCAGTAGCGACAATCATCAATGGTCGTTTGTCTTATATCACAGTAACTAATCCAGGCGTTGGTTATACGACTGCTGCTATTGTAATTACTGGTGGTGGCGGTACATTGGCAACGGCTTCATCTGTATTGGAAAATAGATATGGTCAATTGCGTATTGCTTATTTCAAACCAGATGAAACGTCAAATCAAAGTGTTAAGGCAATCTTAAATTACCAAAACAACAATGGTGTGATGGGTCAGATTGATTACACACAAGGTAAAGTTTACATCAATAATTTTAACCCAATTTCTGTAGCCAATGATTTTTCTGAACTGTCTGTACATATTCGTCCTTCGAAATCAGTGATTCATTCGGAAAAGAATAAATTATTAACGTTTGATGTTAATGATTCTACTACAATTGTTATCAACATAGTACCAATAAAATAATGTCAGACGTAATTCTATCAAGTATAGTAGAAAGTCAACTTCCTGAATTTATTAGGGAAGAACATCAACTTTTTGCAAAATTTATTAAAAGATATTATGAGTGGTTGGAGAAGAATGGAAACATTGTTTTGGAATCCAAAAAATTGGATGATGCCAAAGATGTTGACTTAGCCGACAACGTTTACATCGAACAGATTCGTAAAGAGATTGCACCATTCTTTCCACAAGAATTGTTACTCGACAAAGCCAAATTCTTAAAGATTGTTGGTGAATTTTATCGTTCAAAGGGTACACCAGAATCGGTTAAGTTTCTTTTCCGTGTACTGTACAATGAAGAAATAACAATCAGTTATCCAAAAGAACAGGTGTTGCGAACATCTGATGGTAAGTGGGTTCTTCCATTGGCCTTGCGTGTAACTGATAATGATCCAAACATTTTAGAAATTGAACAAACAAAGATTATTGGCCAAACATCTAAAGCAACTGCGATTGTTGAAAAAGCAATCAAATCGGTTGACCGACAGTTGGGTATTGAATATGTTGAATTGTATATTTCAAATATTACAAAGTTGTTCAGTACTGGTGAAACGGTTACAACACACGTTACCGGTAATACACAGATTCAAGTTAGTGCAACATTAATTGGTTCACTATCTGAAATTAAAATTGATCCAATAAATCGTGGTTTGTATTACAATGGATATGATCCAGAATTAGGTTATGATGGTGATCCTGTTACGATTGTTGGTGGTTTAAATCCACAATCTGCCAATCCAGTTGGTGCCTTGGCGACAGTTGGTACTGTTCTGAGAGGTTCTGTTAAAAACATTATTACTAGAAATGGTGGTTTTGGTTTTAGATACAATTCCATTGCACCAAACTCATCTATCATAGACTTTAAAGGTGGATTTACTGGAGGACTTTTAGGCTCAGAAGCCAAAGCTTTCATTTCTCTACTTGATGAAAACTATACACGAAATGTTAATGTTTCTGATGTTACAATTGAAACTGTATATTCACAATCAATTAATCAGTGGGA